AATTGTAGACCGAATGCACAAACTTGACCCCGCACTTGAAATTAAAATAAACGGCAAACCTTATGACAAATACTGACATTACTAAAAAGGCAATGCTCGAAGCTTTAGAGAAATCTTTGGGTATTGTTACTTCCGCTTGTAAGTCGGTAGACATTTCAAGGGAAACGCACTACCGTTGGTTGCGTGAAGATGCCGAATACAAAGCAGCAGTCGATTCGCTAACAGACGTTGCCCTTGACTTTGCGGAAAGCCAGTTGCACAAACAAATCAAGGACGGCAATTCAACCGCAACAATCTTTTTCCTAAAAACCAAAGGAAAGAAGCGGGGTTATATAGAACGCCAAGAGCTGGACGTATCTACGGGCAAGATGTTCCAAATCGAAGTTCTTGGCAACGATACAGACCAATAAGGTATTTAACCACCTAATTCAAAGCGATAAGCGTATTATCGTTGAGCAAGGCGGTACACGGAGCGGGAAAACTTACAATATCCTGCTCTGGCTTATTTTCTATTACACCGAACGCAATACGGATAAAACGATAACCATTTGCCGTAAGTCGTTCCCTTCCCTGCGGGCTTCAGTTATGCGGGACTTCTTTGATATTTTGCGTGAACACGATTTATACCGGGAGGACTTCCATAACAAGTCCAGCCACGAATACCACCTTAACGGAAATCTTATTGAGTTTATTTCCCTTGACCAGCCGCAGAAGATTAGGGGACGTAAGCGGAACTTGCTTTACATTAACGAGGCAAACGAATTATTTTACGAGGATTGGCAGCAGCTTATCTTTCGTACCGATGGGCGTATTATTCTTGACTACAACCCTTCCGAATCTTTCCATTGGATTTATGATAGGGTAATACCCCGTGAGGATTGCGACTTTTACCAAACCACCTACCTGGATAACCCGTTCCTTGATAAAGTCACCGTATCGGAGGTTGAGCGACTGAAAGACACAGACGAGGACTACTGGCGTATCTACGGCCTTGGTGAGCGTGGTATGAGCCGAGCCACAATCTTTCAATTCGGAACGTCCGAAATACCGCAAGAAGCAAAACTAATTTCAATTGGCCTCGATTTTGGTTACACGAACGACCCCAGCGCCCTTGTGGCAGTCTACCAGCACGGCGATAACCTTTACTTGGACGAGTTGCTCTACCGAACCGGAATGACAAACCGTGACCTCCACCACCACCTACAATCGTTAGGACTTGACCGTAGGGACGAAATCTTTGCGGATAGCGCAGAACCGAAATCAATCGAGGAACTGCACCGATTCGGCTGGAACATTAAGCCAACAGCCAAAGGGCAGGATTCAATTAACGCAGGTATTGATATACTGAAACGGCATAAGATATTTGCAACAGCACGGAGCAACAATCTAATTAAAGAGCTTCAGAACTACAAATGGACGGAGGACAAGAACGGAAACCTGCTTAATAAGCCAATAGACGTTATGAATCACGCCCTCGATGCGGCACGTTATGCTGTGTTTAATAAACTTTCTAAACCAAACTACGGTAGGTATTCTATCCGTTGAGTTATTTATCTATGGAACTTAAATTAGTAGTACCAACTTCGCTTGATGAAATCACGCTTGAACAATACCAGCGATTCGCTCGTATTGAGGGCGAGGGTGAGTTCAAACAAATGAAGATGCTTGAAATCTTCTGCGGGGTTCCATTTTCAGAGCTGCCGAATGTCCGTTTGGTAGATGCTGTAAGCGTATTGGAACGCCTGACTAAGACCCTATCCGAGAAGCCCGGATTAACTAAATTCTTTGAACTCAACGAAGTTAAATACGGATTCATTCCAGCACTCAACGAAATTTCCCTCGGTGAGTTTGTCGACCTTGATTCTTACTTATCCGATTGGGCAACTATGCACCGTGCAATGGCTGTACTATATCGTCCGGTTGTAAAGGAGAAAGGTGAGCGTTACGATATTGAGAAATACGAAGCAACAGACGAGCGAGACGAAATAATGAAGCAGATGCCCGCTTCGGTAGTGCTTGGGGCGCTGGTTTTTTTTTATCGTTTAGGGAACGTATTGGCAGCGCATACCCTGCGCTCTTTGGAGAAAGAACTGAAAACCCATACACCAGAGAAGCCCAATTCGGACAGCGATGGGGATGGTATCAATCAATCTATGCGCTTGCTCAAGGAGATGTCCTCAAATTTGGAGACGTTACTCAACTTCCAATAAACCAAGCGTTGACATACTTAACATTCGAGAAAGAGAAAAACGATATTGAAATTTCAATGATAAAAAAATGAGAAGCTTTTACCTTGCCACCGAAAAGATAAACGAATACCTATCCTCGCACCCTTTGGTGAAGGTTGTAACCTTTGGGGATATATTCGACGTTGACCTTAACAAGCAGACCATATTCCCGTTGGCGCATATTATGGTTAACCAAGCAACATTCGCAGACCACGTAATACGATTCAACGTATCGGTGTTATGTATGGATATTGTGGATGAGACCAAGCAGGATATTAGAGACCAGAACGAGCCGTTCTTTGGCGTAGATAACCAACAAGATATTTTGAATACCACCTTGGCAATTCTAAACGGATTGCAATCACAGTTACGCCGTGGTACGTTGTACACGGAGAAGTACGAAATCGAGGGGGATATTGTTTGTGAGCCGTTTACGGAGCGTTTTGAAAGCTTGCTCACCGGATGGAACCTGACCTTTGACTTGATTGTGCCGAATACGGAAATATCTATCTGCTGATGAGCCGCCAACAACTCGTACAAGCCGCATTAACGAAGTTTGCAAAGCGTGTAATTCAACAAGCAAGGCAGAACCTCACCAAGAAGAAAAAGAACAGCACAAAGGAGCTGTACAATTCTTTGGATTACGACTTGGCGGTTGGCCCTAACTCGTTCTCCCTTACGTTCTCAATGGAACCGTACGGGGAGTTTCAAGACAAAGGTGTAAGCGGTGTAAAACGCAAGTTCAACACACCATACAAATACACCAATAAGATGCCACCACCCAAGGCGTTTGCAAACTGGGTAGTGCGTAAAGGGTTAGAAGGTGTCCGGGATAAGAACGGAAGGTTTATCCCACGCAAGAGCTTGCAATGGGCAATAGCAAAGTCGGTGTACAACAATGGTATTAAACCGAGTTACTTTTTTAGCGCACCATTCAAAGTCAACTTTAAGAAACTTCCACAAGAAATAGTCCAGGCGTTTGAGCTTACGCCCGATGACTTCCAAGCATTCACACGTAAATAATGGGACTACCAATAGCCGCCTTTCCGACCTCGTTGCAATTTACAAGGTCTCCGATATTTATCACGCTAACCAAAGGCACAGCCGTTAACGACGGCCTTGTTGACGCTACGCTTACCCTGCGTATTTTCCAAGGTAGCAGCGCAAGTAGTCCAACGGCAGATTACACGTTAACCAAAAGCTCTATTAACGACGAACCTATTGTATTTGAAATCAGCGAGTTAATACGTGAGAAAATTACAACCGTATTAAAAAACGACCCTATTAGCGATTGGGAGAACGCAACAACTGAAGATGTATGGTGCAAGTTTTCTTTATCGTCTAACTATGTGAATGCGGGAACCCCAGGTAGCGGCTTAATTCAAAACAATCAATCGTTCCTATGTACTGACGGCTGGTTGCCGTTTACTACGCAATCTGGTGGTATTGTTGCGGGTGCTGGCTTAATCACCAACCGCACCATTCAAGTTATGGAAGGATACGAGCAATCCTTGCCCGCCTTATACGATGCGAACACCGACCTTAACGGCGTGCTGTACAACGTAAACGGAACCGATTACTTCTACGTGCTATCTGACGAGCTTGGATTCTCAAACACAAGCACCCAGTCAACGCAAAAGATTATCTACATTCCCGCCGGCCCTAACAGCGTGGATTCTTTCTTAGGGGTTGAGCCGATTGAGGATTACACTATTTCATTGATTAGCGATAGCGCAGCAGTCAACTACAAAGCACGGGTAGAAGCCGACGGAGGTACGTGCGAAGGGTTTGCTTGCTTACGTGCAGCACTTGCTGAATTGGGATACGAGGAAAACGCTACCGATTACAATTACGAATTGGTTTGTGAACCTAAATACACGCCGGTAAGAGTTACCTTCATTAACCGCTACGGAGTAAGCGATTACCTGACTTGCTTCAAAGTTTCCACCCGAAGCGGAGGATTCACACGGGAAAGTTATATGCCGCAGTTGCCAACTTCTTACGACGTAACGCAGCAGTTGCAGTACCGTAACTTTGATGTCAACAGCCGAGAAACCATTACGGTTAATACCGGGTGGGTAGACGAGAATTACGACGATGTTATCCGTGAGTTGCTTATGAGTGAGAAGGTATCGCTTCTTTACGATGGGCAGGAGTTTACTGCTAACCCAACCGACGGAGGTGTTGAATACTTTAAGCAGATTAACGCCAAAATGATTAGTTACACCCTGACGTTTGAAATTGCCTGGAACATTAGGAACAACATTCGATGAAAAATAAGGTAACGCTATTTGTAGGGGACGAGGAACTTGATATGTTCGGGGATGAGGATATTGTAATTAACCTTTCCGTACAAAACATTCAAGACATAAGCAAGGTATTCACCGACTTCAGTCAGGGCTTCAGCGTTCCGGCTTCGCCAAGGAACAATGCTATCTTTTCCCATTACTACCGCACGGATATTGTGGGTGGTGCTGACTACCGATTGCGTGCCGAGGGATATATTGAAATTAACGGCTTGGTGTTCCGTTACGGGTCGATTGAACTGGAAGGTGTACAGATGCGTCAAAATGCGCCCTACGCTTACGACGTTACATTCTATGGGCTGTTGGTAAACCTTACGGATTTATTCGGTGAGGATTATTTATACGACCTTGCATCACTTTCCGATTACAATTTAGATTACACCCCGAACAATGTTTATACGGGCTTGCGTGGACGCACGTTATATCCTATTGTTTTCCCGTTAATCACGGCGCAAGACGTTTGGTTCTACGAAAGCGATAATACCAATAATGACCCGAACAACATTTATTGGCATAATCAAAACCAACAACACGGAGTTCAATACTACGACTTGAAACCCGCCATTACTATTGAGGTGATTATTAACGCTATTCAAACAAAGTACGGCATTACGCTTAACGTAAGCGGGATTGAGGACTACGAGAACTTGTATATGTGGTGCCACCGCCGGGCTGGGTATATGTATAAGGACTTGCCGAATGCTATGCGGTGGGTTCAGTTAATAGCACAGACCGAATACGCCCCAGTTGTAGATAATTGGTGGGACTATGGAACCAGCACGTTTACGCCCGAAACAACTGGGCCGTCCTTGTTCTATAATTTTACTATTGATATTAACCCGAACGCTTATACCAACAACTATACCGTAGGGCTTTTCGTAGACGATGTATTAGTAGCGCAGCAGACCAAAAACGGGGCAGTACAAACTACGTTTTCTGAAATCCAAGTAGCCGGCGGGTCTGTTGTATATTTTGCTTTTAAGCAATCTACCAATGAAACCGTATCGATTAACGTTCCTGAAGTAATTATAGACCTTACGTTTGCTCCGAATACCGTTTACGCTAACGCATACAACATTGGGGGGCAATCAGCGATTGCTGTTATAGATATACCTTCTTTGATGCCAGAGCAAAAGATTACCGATTTCCTGGCTTCGCTATGCAAAATGTTCAACTTGGTAATTATCCCAACAAGTAGCACGGAGTTTGACCTAAAGCCGTTGAGCGATTGGTATGGCACGGGTACGGATGTTGACCTATCCCAATACTTTGATATTACAGAAAGCCAAGTAGAGCGTCCCGAACTTTACAAGCAGATTCAATTCCAATACAACGAGACCGGAGCAATTACCGGCGAGGAATACCGACTAACTAACGACGTTGGTTATGGCGATTTGCGTTCTGAGTTTGTATTCGATACAGACGAGGAGTTGACGGTGCAACCGCAATTCGACCAGATGCTTTTCACCAGGTTAACCGACCAAGATGGAGGAGCGTTAACAAAATTGTTAGCAGGATACGCAGTAACCCGTGAGCTGGAAACATATTTAGGGCAACCATTTTTATTCTATGTAGCAACCCCGGTAACTCTTAGCCCAGCAACATTATCGTTTATTGACAAAACTAATACGATTACCGGCCACGACGCTGTGTCCGTTACAACTGTTGTGTACGCAAACGCATCCAATAAAAATACAAACACCGCATTAACCTATTCGTTAAACTACGGCGCAGATATTGACCCGTGGTTTTTTGAATCAGTAAACAATTCGCTCTACAATACTTATTGGAGTGATTATGTTACGGACTTGTACGACCCTTCCCGTAGATTGGTACGCATTCCTGCTATATTGCCTTTGGGCAAGATTCTAAACTTCGACCTAAAAAACAAGTTAATTTGGAACGGCGAGAAGTGGATTGTAAACAACGTGCAGATTAACCTTACCACGGGCAAGGCAGAGTTTGAACTATTAAATGATGTATGAGGGATTCGTATTTGAGTTATTTGATT